CGAGACTCGATATGCAGAGTGTCCCATCAGTCAAGCATGGCTCGCCCACAAGCCGCCCGCAGCTCGCAAGCTGCTCGAGCAGGCTCTGCAGGCGACGCCGTCGATAGCGGCTCTTCCGTGCCAGAGATTATCTCACTTGGCCCAGGAGCAGCTACTGTCAGTGCTGGATTGGGATCTGCCTGATGCCGTTAGGCGTCAGATACGCGAGTGGGTCGATGAGGGGCGCGCCCCGCGGCACGTGGTTCGAGCTTTTACCAAGCTTGAGCCATTAGCCAAAGCACCTCGTGTGATATGCCCAATGGAGGCGTGGATGAATACTTTTGTTGGCCCATCTATCAGCTTTGCTGAGCAAGTGTTGGGCACTTGTCCACATTTCGTCAAAGGGATGAACATTGAGGAGCGGACCGACCACATGGCGCAAACAGTCTTGCAGTCTGGTATCGTGTTTGCTGAGACGGACTACAGTGCGTTCGACAGCACCGTGCACTTGCGGCTTCGGCAGCTCGAGTACGAGTGTTTTCGGCCGTTTTGGCTGTCCGACGACGCGTTGCTTGCTTGGATTTTGCTCATATGCAATTCCGTTATCCGACATGTCGAGCTCAGTCCAGAGGATGAGTTTGGCAATCTCGTCATTCCCTCGATGCGGTACTCGGGGGAGCCAGGAACTTCTATTGGCAATGGGATTATTAATTTGTACGGGTGGTGGAGTTGCCCTGAGCGTGGTCTCGGCGGGTTCGCGTTGGCAGAGGGTGATGATGGCTTCGTTGGGAGCATGTCGCCTTTTGACTTGGCTGGGCACGTACGGCGGTTGGGGTTGGACATGAAGATCGATTGGCATTGCGATCCGACAGAGGTGAAGTTTTGCGGCCGATATTTGGCGCGGGTCTCGACTAAATTGGTATCGATGTCAGACGTGCGCAGGCAGCTTGACAAATTTCACGTAAGTTTCACTAATTCAAGCGCGGACGTTGCCGCTTTGTTGCGCGGCAAGTGCATGGCAAACTTGGCTTTGGACTCGCACACGCCTGGAGTGGCGTGGGCGTCTTTTGCACATTTACAACGTCTGGGGACTGGAGAAGTGGCTTATTCGGAGGCCGATCGCTACCGTTTGGGACTTTCTGGTGTCGGTTCGGGATTTGTGGCCCCGCGACCTAGTCTCACTTTCGATCATTACGAGTCCGTTAAGGCACAAGGGCTCGACCCGGTTGCATTGCGCGATTTTGACCAGCGCATGGAACTGTGGGGGTTGGGAGTGATTGACGATAAACCGACTATGAAGTTCCCGACGAGCAACGTCAAGGTTGACATGGATGTGGTGTCAGTCTTGGGGCGTTGCTGATTGGAGGAATATGGAGTGACCGGGGGACGATATGCTATGTCAGGGAAGAACAAAGCTAAAATTCAGAAACAGAGCAAGAAGAAGCCCAACGTGCCGCGGCCTATGGCGGCTCCGAAAGGAGAAACCATCGCCGTGGTACAGAAAGCTGGGGTCCGAATGCCGAAGACGATGCAGAGTGGGATGGGGACTGTGGTCTCTCATACGGAAACGTATGGAGTCAACGTCACCGGAACCAATGCCTTTTCTGTCTTCGCTAATTGGGCTCTTCAGCCGGGCATCAAGACTTTTAGTCGAGGCAGCCCGTTGGGTCAATGGCTGCCTGAGATCGCTCAGAACTTCGACACATACGAGATTTTACAGTTGAAGTTCAGGTTCAGAACTGCGTGTTCTACTCTGACCACTGGTTTGGCTGCCTTTGCGTACGAGCCTAACCCCGACGGGACCATGCCCACCACATACCAGGAACTGCGTAACATGTACTCAGTCGACGGAAGCGTACATGCCAACTTGTCTTTCGACATTTCATCGAAAGTTCACAAGAAGCTGCTAGTGCGCAAAACCAACGTTATCAACTTGCCATCCTACGATGCTGGTCGTGTTTATTTCGCGACTATCGGCGTTGCTGATGGCGCTTTGATCGGGTTTGTTGACGTTGAATACAAGATCAGGTTGACTAATCCACAGTCGTCGAGCACATCGACGGCCGCGGTGTTGTCGAACCCAATGTTGCCTATTCCGACTCAAAGGTGGGTCAATGACCAGTCAGGGATGATTACGGCGAATGTTGGCGCCAATAGCGACACCCCATTTGCGAATTTCGCTACGAACGCTACAGCGACGGGGGCACCTTTGCTTTCAAAAGTATCGCGTGCTTTCAATTCCATAGATCTCAACCTAGAGAACGGATGTCAGTTTGTGCACCCCAATAGGGGCGCTTTGCAGACATTTTCCGCGAATGTAGCCGGCCGCTACCGCCTGCGATATACGCCGAAGTGGGACTGGGAGGATTTGAAGCTATTTTGCCTCTGTCCCTTCAGCTCTACTTCGGCGGCTGTCGATCATGTGCGAGGACAATACCAAGTTTTCACGGACGTTTCGTCTGGGTTACTGGGTTATTTGCCGTGCTCCATTTATACTCATCGGGGGTTCACTGGTACTGCCACGCTCGACCCTAATCCCGGCACTGATGTGTGGCCGAGTTTTGTCTGGGAGATCAACTTGGGAGTGGGTGATGATGTCCACATCCTGGTTGGCATACTGACTTATAACTCGGCCTCCACCAGCGCAGGGGTCACGGGACGGACTAATTTGGGCAGCACCGAGCTTCTGGTTGAATACCTTGGTCTCACGCTATCGGAGTGAGCGGTCACTCCTTCGGACTGGTACGATCCGATCAATAAATTGGTACAACTGCCACGTATTGTTGGTGGGGC